TCAATAATCAGACGTGGTTTGGGTTCAGAATGCTGATCAAGTAAGTGCCTATTATGTAAATCAAAATTTCGTATCGTTTGCTTTCTGTTAAAAGGAGATCCTGGACCATAGTTAAAGTGATGTATACCACTCTTTTTATATGCTTCAATATATTTTGAGAATACCATTTTATCTAAAATAATCATATCATCTTCTATAATAAAGATATAATCACAGCCTCTATCAAGAAGATATTGCATAAGCTTATTTTTTGATTTACCGACACCTAAATTTGTATCGTTATTAATAACGTGGTATTTATCACATGTATCTAACGGCTCACCGTCACTTAGAACAACAAGCTCATCACACTTACAGCCATCAATACTATCTAGTAGTAGTTTCAAAAAATCCGGACGATTGCACGTCACAATACCTATACCTACTTTCTCACCCATATATACTATAATTATAGCTGATAAATTGCGATTGCAACATAAATAATGATATGCCTTGTTCAGATGAAAATAAGATTATTTACAATATTAGAGAGTTACCTGAGGTTTTCAATATTGAACCAGTTGACCTGTTAGTTATAGATACTCTTGCTGGTACTAGTGTTATAACGTGGGATAATATAGTTTTTGATATAGAACAAACATCTTTTGAGGTTGATTTTAATAAACATACAACAGATATTCTCGAGCTTTCTGCAAGAGTTTTTGATAATCACTCCCCACGTATAGATAACCTTGAGAGTCTATTAGGTATAACAAATCAGAGCTTATCCGCTGTAAACAGTCAATTAGGTACTACAGTTAGCGACTTAAGCAGTCAGGTAGGTAATGAAATAGATAAACTTAATAGTTTTGTGGGTAGTTTACCTAACGTAGCTGGTTACATAGCTTTTAATGGTGGTACGGGAGAAACAATTTTATCTAGAAACTTGACAGTACAAAAAAATGGTACTGGTCAATATACAATATTTATTGATCAATCTGTTGCACGTGTGGATAACAACTACTGTGTCGTATTAGGTAACGTTGATAGAGGTGTTTCATCACAAGGCCTAGGTTATGACAGGAGATTGAACATATATAATACATATGTAGGTACAAGAGAACAAGATAATTTTACCCTATTTGCTATAAAACATTACGAAGGAGGAGGTGCATCTCTACCCGTTGATGATGCAACACATGTCACACGTTTTGGTATTACAGGTGCAGATCCAACCTACGTAACACTAGCGGTTTATACATAGTAAAAAAATCTTGTTATATCACTCTGACACAAAACATAAGCGTTAATAAAATTTTCTTTATTATTCTTATACTTTAATAATCTATGCCTACCATCTATAAGCCTGTAAGGTTTATTAAATGGATTTACCATATCTTTTACTACAACAACCGGGTAGTTAGTATTAGCTTTTAGATATCTAGATGACTTTGTACAAATAACAGATAAGTCTTTAAACGCTATATCACTAATTTTAATACAGTGTGGTGTTAACTGTCTCAACTTGATTAAGTCTATAACTTCCTTTATATTAATACATATTGTAGGCTCATCTGGCAGAGCCCATATACCTTCCATTATATGTCCATTAACCATTAAAATATTCTAAAACCAAAACTGTATCTATTGCAATTACTACCTATACAGTGCCATAATTTTTTCGGTGGTTTAGGTATATTAAACTCCCGTATCGTTATACCTTTATCATCATAGTCTGTTATAACTTCATTATCCTCATTTAAATATCTAAAAAAGGACTCACCATCACTATGGGTAATATAAAGTCGTGTACAGGGTGAATCAGAGTTAGTGTGCCACCCCATAAAACCTGTCTCAGGGTATAGAAAAGAGCCACTCGATTCAACTTTCTTACCCGGGTAAAGTTGCTCGACAATATGTGTTAATTTTTGCGTTTCAGCTGTACCGAAATTATATATATTTTTATTTTCTTCCGCTACCTCTACATCAGATAATGGATCTAACGCTTCTTCTGATACAAGATCACGCCAGTTATCTACAGTGTTTAAACCGTGTAGTTTTGCTTCAAATTTAATCTTGGATATTATTTTATTTATTGTCCAGTCTATTTCGTCTTTCAAACTGGTAGGAATACTTTTCTTCATAATTAACTAATAGTGATTGTGGTAATATTTGTGATATATCAATTATAGACATTGTTTTATTATAATTTAAACTTGTAGGTATATCACGAAGAAGCTGTTTATCCTTTTCTATATCTTTAACTAAATCATCATAATTTTGAGATGAAGCTCTCATTTGTAAGCGATCTAACATATCAAGCGAATCCTTTCTAATTTGCCTAAATATATCAATATAATACATTTGAACTAATTCATTATCAAATATTACATCTGTAGGATTGTCTTGATTATTAAATACCAATTTATCAACATGTACCTGCTTTGCGTACTCTATACTTTGTTCATCATCACAGAATTCCTTAATAAGAGTTGTTGCGGTCTTATTTATAATACCTTTTGACTTCAGATAATCTACCGTCTTGTCTGTTACTATAAAAGATAACTTATTAGGTCGCTGTGGATTATTAAAATATATAACTTGTTTCATATTTACATTCTAAGATCACCGATATCAAAATTCTTCTTAAGAATATCCTCTTGTTCTTTTTCCCTTTCTAGAGATAATCTTTGAGCCTCTACTAAAGTCTCTAACTCCTTTATGTTTTCTGGATTTAAGATAGAGTGTTCATCACCATACATACTTCCGTCTTCAGTAACATATTCACCAATAAGATTGATTCTTTTCTGGTGATTTGCGGGTAGCTTAATTATACCAGGTGAATCATCCTTTGGAAAAAACACATCAGCATGTACATTTGTAAAATATTGCTGAAATAGTGCCTCAAAAATATTATCTACTTCTTTAATATGATCAATATTTGTATCTCTCATACCATCATCTACTACAGTAATACTCTCGTCAAATTTACATAGAAAAATAAGATCTAAATATCTCATTGATTCCTTTACTTCATTAATTTGATTTTGAATATACTCTGTATCAAAACCATCATATCCCTTACCATTACACCACATCGAATACGCAAGAGCATCTAGTGGGCACCTATCATATATAACATTATCATCTACTGTCTTAGACTTATCTTTAACCTGATTCAACATAAACTCCATTATCTTATCTTGAGTTTCTGTTGTTGTCTTAGATGAATGTTCTAGCTTATCCTTAACAATTACATCTCTATATGATTCCTTAGGAGCTTCATATGTTGACCACTTTTCTAAAAAGCTGTTAATAAGTGTAGTCTTACCTGTATTAGATGTACCGCTTACTGCAATTCTCATGTCTATATACTTATGTTAGTGTCTCAATAAATCAAACCCTAAGAGCCATATCCCATAGAAGTAGGTGAAGTCTAGGAGAGAAGTTAACATGCATTGCTTTAGCATACTCAGCTACTGCCTCTGCATTTCTAATATGCTCTTCACGTGAACCAGCACAAGGCATAAACCAAACACGATCCAGAGGAATATTCACATCATTTGTATCTTCAACATACTTTCGCCAGATCTCTTCAATATCCTCTGATGATGTAATAACAAACTTAAATCCAGAGTTATGGTCGCGATGCCATTTTAATACTTCAGGCTTGTATGTCTTCTCTTCCGGGTCACCATTTGTAGTTAGCTTTGGTGATGTAGTAAATGTAGCTTTATATTTTGTTACCCACTCTTCTTCAGGCTGCATCGTAGCATTAGTTTCAAAGTCAATACGGGGTAGAAAGTCATACTTCTCAATAAATGCGTCAGTAAACTTCATCAGCTGCTTTTGTCTTACCATTGGTTCACCGCCTGTATACTTAAAGATAGCGCCTGCTCTTAAATGCTCAATATAATTACTATCTTCTAAGAGCTTGAACATTTCGTTAAATGATACTTTATTCTTCTTTGACCAAGAGATAAACGAATCACAACCATGAGGAGCATCTTCAGATATAAAACCTTTGCAAGTTAAATTGCAACCAAATAACCTAAGAAAGACGGAAGGTTGACCAATGTATTCGCCTTCACCTTCAACAGTATAAAATAGCTCTGGCACTCCATTCTCACCAGCCATTAGTAAGTATTCATTATCACAATCTATCATATTACAAATATTATAACATGCATTTTTATAATATCAACATAAATACTGTTAATGAGTAAAAAAACTTCGCGTAAGCGTCGGGAGATTGATGATATTGATCTCGAAGAATCATTTAATAACAATTGGTTATTGAATTTTAACATTCGAAAGCCGTTTTATTTTAATAAATTACAAAAAGAATTCTATTATAAGTGTAGAGATAAAAACACAAACATGGTATTTGTCGATGGACCGGCTGGTTCAATGAAGACTTATATAGCTGTCTATTCTGCTCTTGAACAAATACGTGATGAAGTAGTTGATAAGCTTATTTATATTAGATCAGTTGCTGAATCAGCTGAGAAGTCCTTAGGAGCTCTACCCGGTGAGGTTGATGATAAGTTTTCACCTTACGCTGCC